TATAACATAACGTCTAGCTAGGTCTTCCCTAGTTGTAGCATTAATAATACCTTTAACACCGCCTTTAATATCCATACTCTTAGGTAAAGCAGCTGTACCAGAACGAATAGCAGAGATAGTCCAGTCAGGTGCAAACATAAGCATTTGCATTACTTGTCTACCAGGCTTACTATATGCTTTCATAGCAATGCTACGTAAAAAGTTGTTGTTAACTTGGTCTGCAATACGTAACCAGTTCTGTCCACCTAAAGAGTCATTAACATGCTTAGCTACTTCTTTAGCTATCTGTTCATCAGGTAAGTGTGGATTCTTAGCTTTAATGTTATGAAATAATTGATGTGATATAAGAAGCTTACCACCTGTATGAGCATAATCCCAAGTAATTTGATTCATACGATGTAGAGTATTTCTATCTACAAAGTCAGCACCTTTTTCTGCTATAGTTGTACCTAAAACTTTATCAGTCACTTGTCCTATTTTAGTAAGCATACCTGCGGCTACATGAGGGTCTTCAGATGTTACCTCTAACCCTTGTTTCATAAGCATTTCAGTTAACTTAGCATGAGGACCACCCATACCCATAAAATCTTTATAAGCTTGTACAACACCAGGAGTACCAGGCATCATTGACTGCATAGTCTCTTTAGGAGCCATTAAGAACCTAGCCATAGTAAGGTTGTTTGCATGGAACAAACTACCTACAGTGTTTATCATCTTAACTTTATTAGTTAGGTTAGCTAAAGCACTTACAATCATACCAGGGTCTTTTTGTCTCCACATATGCTCTAATAATGGAACATATTCAGGATGTACAAAATACCCTTTCAAAGGGCTAGACTCTTCAGAAGTAAATGGTTGGTACTTCTCTTGTTGTACCATTAAAGGGTCTTTAGATAGAATAGGTTTACCTTCTAAATTTAAATTTTCTAGATGGTCTATAAGCTGTTTTTCCATAACAGCCTTACCCATAGCTTTCATATAAGCAGCATAGATTTTACCATAATCACGCTCTACTTTAATACCACGTAAAGGTAGGTTAGTATCTTTCATACCTTTTCTACGAAGCTCATCCTTAACTACAGCTTCTAAGTCTCGTATAGTTCTATATTTACGATGTTGAGTATAGTCTCTAACAAGTTTTTTACCAGTAGTAGACTCACCTTCTAAAGCAGCTTGTAAGGCTATCTTCTCTTCTTTAGTACCTTCAAACTTAGACCAGTCAATAACGTGAGGAATATAGTTTTTTATTAAACGTTCCATAAGACCAAGTTCTACAGCCCTATTACCAACCTCTTCTATATGGGCATCCATTTCTTTTTTAACTTCAATGGCCACTTCTTCAGAACCTACATGCTCACCCTCTTTAGCACCAAGAGAACGTCTATGTTCTATAGCAGCCTCTAAACCCTTTAGTTTTTCTTCTAAGTGACCATACTGACCACCAGGATGGCTTGCAGCATCTGGATTTTTCTTTAGATAGTTAGCCCAAAATTTTTCAGTATTAGGCTTTAATTCTCTAGCAGCACCTCGTGTAACTTTACCACCAGATAAAGCCCAAGTATAAATGTCTGTAACATCTTTCATACTTTGTAGAGTTCTAAGTTTGTCTTCATCACCAAGTAACAAGTCACCTTGTTTACCAGTTAAAGGTACTTCAGTAGACACAGTCATTTGTTTACGAAGCTTCTCATCAGGAACAGCTTCATTAAGTTTTTCTACAGTTGTATCTACAATGTGGTCATTAGCACGAATAGCATCTAGAGTATCAGCAGTAGCTTCTGTAGCGCCCTTACCTTTGTGTACAGATTCTAGACCTTGAGATGTAACAGGATTAGTTTCAGACTCTACCTTACGTACTGTAGTAAGAGCATCTGCTATTTTTTTATTCATAGACTCAGGGAATACCATGCGAGTAAGCTTAGTAGGTTTACCACCAAGTACAGGCATAGCAGCTGCAGATATAAGAATCTTAACAGGGTCTATCTTCTCATCAAAAGCAGCTTCTTTAGCAGTTTCTAAACCACCACCTACAGTAGCTAGAGCAGCTGCCTTCTTAATAGAGCCAGGTTTAGACAAACCACCTGCAAGAGGGAATGAGGCTAGTTCACCACCAAAAGAAGCATAAGGATGCTCTTTTTCTGTCTTAGCTAAATATTTTTTAGTTTTTTCAGGTAGCAAGGCCTGTGTAAGTTTTTCAGTGCCATAACCAGCACCAATACCAGCAAGAGCAGTTCCTATAATTTGTACAGGAATAGATACACCACCAGTAGCTACAGCTAAACCAGTTTCAACTGCAGCCATAGTACCTACAGCAGCTACAGAAGAAGGAATGGACTCAAGCATATGAGCACCAAAAGCTTCTAAAGCAGATGTAGTTTCTTTAGGTTTAGGAGTTGCAGTTTTAGCTTCAGGAGGAGCCCAAGCACCAGCTGCTTCTGGAGGTATCCAAGTCTTCTGTGTACTTTGTACTTCTGGAGGAGTCCACTCAGCCATTATTTACTACCTTTAGTATGTTCTACCCCATTCCAGATATATTTTGCACCATTAGCTAGTTTATCATATTCAGCTTTAGAAGTAATTGTTACTGCCTTACCTGCAGGTTTTGCAGCAGGTTTAGCTTCTTCTTTTTTATCAGTACCATAAGTGGCATCTCGTAAGTCTTGGCTATAAGTTTGTAGTTCATTCTTAGCATTATCTAGTTCTGTTTGATTAGCCTCTAGTTTACGTTGTATAACAGCCTTAGCTGCTGCTACATCTTCTTCAGGAGCTAAACTCTTATCTAGTTTAGACATTTGAGATTCTAAATTTTTATTTTCAGACTCTAGAGTATTAACATAGCGTTGTTGTGCACCTACAACTTTATTAACATCACCAATGTGTTTTTCTTTATCAGCTGCAGTTTGTTTACTTCTTTGGAAGTCTAAACTAGCACTCTTATAAGTACGAGCATCAGCTAAAGCACGGTTACGTGTAGCTAAAGTATTATTATGATAACGTTCTGTTTCTTTTAAGGTATCTTCTTTAATTTTCATACCTTGTGCTTTTAACTGCATGTCTGTAGTTTGTTTAACTGTACGACCTGTATTAATCATAGCATTAGCAACAGCTTCTCTTTGATTACGAGGTACAGACATTAGCTTAGTAGCTTTTTCATTATCTTGAGTAGATACTTCTTTTAAAAGATTATACCAGTTTTCATCAGTAGGAGCAGTTAAATAACCTTGAGCCATTTGTCCATAAAACTCAGCTTGTTTACCTTTTAAAATTAAACCATCTGTTTGGCTCTTCATAGCCTTATTACTTAAGCTATCTAATTCAGCTCTAAACTTTAAAGCCATTTCTGGATTATTGTTCTTAGCAGAGTTAAGCATAAGAGCTTGTAACTGTTTAGCTTGTTGTTGATAAGTTTGAGCTTGCTGTTGATTAGCAGCCATTTCATTTTTAAAGTTAACAGCTCTCTCACGGTCTTCACCTGTAGTTTCAGATACAGGGTCATAACCACCAGGACCAGCCTCTTCTTTACGAGGTGTTAATTGTTCTTGAGGTTGCATAGATTTAGCTAGAATATCAGCTACACCTTTAGACTCTTGTTGTCTATCAGCATAAGCTTTCTTTTCAGCTTCTAATTCAAACTTACCACGTTCAGCTTGTGTAACAGATTTCTGTCTTTCAGCTTCTTCACCAACAAAATCTACAAATTCAGTAGCCATATATTATCCCCAGTAACTTTTCATTAAATCTTGTATACCACCAATACCAGCTACAAGAGAACGTTCTGCATTAGCAGTACTAGCTGCTTGTAATTTTTGTTGTGCAGCATTAGCGTCTTGTCCTACAGATGGATTTTGCGTAGCACCAGATAGTTGAGCTAATCTACTATATTGATTCTGAAACTGGGTATTAAAATAATCACCAGAAGTAAGAGCCATATTATAGTTACCCATACCAGACATACTTTGTCCTGTTTGAGCAAGTTGTCTTTGTGTACCAGTAAGTGCCTGGTTAAGGCCTTGTTGATAACCAGCTCCAGAAGTAATAGAACTAGGATTAGCTACAAGTTGATTTAACTGTGCTGCATTAGCTGCTCTGTACTGAGCATAAGGGTCAGCACTGCTTTGAGCTTGACCTGGAGTTTGTGTATTAAAGCCTTGATAGGCATTATATAAATTACTACCTACTTTAGCAATGTTACCTAATGTCTTAGCACCACTCATAATACTACTCATAGAGCCAGCACCCTGCTGAACTACTTGACCAGCAACATCTACAGCTGAACCTAAAACATTACCAGAAGCATCATAAGCCATACCACCTAATAACTCTACAGAACCATCAGCCACAGATGCTGCATCAATAGCCATACCACTAGCATCATAAACAACTGAAGGAGCTGCATCACTAAATAAGCTACCTGCCCCACCTACACCACTTGCACCAACAGCACTACCAATAGCACCTAAAACATTACCCTGAGCTAAAGAGTCTATAGCATTAAAAGCCATAGCTGGCATTTGCCAAGGACCTGGAATAAAAGATGCTACTTTTGCAATAGGTTCTATAATATCTACTGCTGTATCAAAAACATCTCCTACAGTTTCAAAAACAGAATCAAAAAAGTTTAATTGGCAAAAGCCAACAAACCATAGTGGGTTTAAATATTTTAACATAAGTTAGCCTTTAGTTCTAGAATAAGTTTTCTAAGGTGCTCTGGATTCATTTTTATTTTATCTTGTGCTGAATTAACTTGCATTAGTTTAAGTTCATTATGACGTTCTTCATCAAACTCTTTTTGTAAAAGAAACTCATATATAGGTTTAGGGTTATTAAATATGTCTTCCCAATGTACATGCATACCTTTAATAGCATTAAGCATTTCTGTATATTTAGGATTACATAAAGATTCGTCTTGAGAAGACTTTACAATGTCTTCATAAGGTCTATGTAGTATAACCTTACGAGCAGGATGTTTGTTAACCCACTCTGGAAATCTATATAACCCTGTACAAGATACACCTACAACTCTTTTACTTTGTATAGCATCTAACTCATTGTAATGCTTAGTCCACATAGGTTCATGTAAACATAAAGTTGTATCTGTAGTAAGCCAGTTGGCTGTCCAAGTAGTTCCTGACCTGGGTGCAGCTAAAACCATAAACTCAACCATCTTGACCTAACTGCCCATTAACAAGTACTTGAGCTGATTCTAAACGTAAAGGATAAGACCCAGTATATAAAAACTCATAAGCTCTACGTTTAAAGCTACCAAGGTTATACAAAGCAGGTTTATCTAAAGCAAGATTTAAATCTCTATAATTAGACCAAGTATTATAATCATCATCAGAATGTCTAAGACTAATAACATCATTAATAACATCACCTAAAATAGTTATTTGACTATTAGTCTTTCTTTCAAATGTATCTAAGTTAGATGATTGTGTAACTATACGCATTGTAATAGGACCAAAAGGGTCCACGTAGTAATTAGGGCTAAGAGTAAACATTAAACCATTAACAGCATCTAATACATAATAATTATTACTATTAACAGGGAATGGTGTTACAAAAGAACACTCAAAGTAGTTTTCACCACCACCAATGTATTGTTTATTGGTTGTCCACAAGTGCCATTCTTTTTCATTCAAGTCATATACAAGTGTAACATTTTGGTCTGTTAACACTAAACCATAAAATGTATGTCCTGATATTTTATATACCCAAGAGTACACACCAGACAAGTCACTAGCATTAAGGAATGTTTCTACAGGTTTAGTACTAATGTTATGTGCTTTAAGCCCATCTAACATTGCTACACCTCTACCACCTTCTTTAGTAGAAGACATCCAAATAACAGTTTCTTCTAACTGTTGTATACTATCTCCTGTAGCACAACCAAGCTCAATACGAGCTGCTACGTTAGTAAGAAGAATAGAACCTACTGGGTTAGCATTATCATATAAGAACTCAGTAGTCCATTGTTTAAATGCTACAAGGTAGTTATAGTGTTTAGCAATACCAACACCTTGGTCTGGTTCACCTAAAACAGTTATAAAGTTAATAGCACCCCAAGAAGTTGGGTCTTCTAAATCACTTTGCCAAACAGTAGCTGTGCTATCCATAGCAAATACATATCCATCTAAATACACCAAACCACTTATAGGGTTTGCTGGAAATGCATTCAAAGCTGCATTAGCTACAGCAGGAGTGCCTACAGAGGCAGTTATAGTTGTACTAGCTACTGTTTGTGATATAGTAACTTGATAGGTACCTTGTTGCCCTGCTGTTCTAAAATTATATGTACCAGAACCTTGTGCAGTAAAGTTATTAGTTAATGTAATAATACCACCTGATATAGATGATACAAATGTATTAACAGGGAGACCTGTTCCACTTACAAACTGTCCAGGTAAAATACCAGTAAGAGATGTTACATTCATTTGGTTGGTGTTAATAGCACCACCAGCTGAAATTGTTGTAGTAGCTGCAGCTGTATTAGTAGCGGTAAGTTGTCCTACAATTTGAGTATTAGTTGTAACACCTGTACCAGTAATACCTTGTCCTGCTCTAATAACACCAGATGTAACTGCTGTAACTGTTAAAGTTGTAGTAGCTATACTTCCTGTAACAACAGCATTAGTACTACTAAAGTTTACAGTAAGGGTACCAGAATAACCTGTACCTCTATTAGTTAATGTTAAATTAGTAATAGAACCGTATTGACCTACAAAGGTACCACTAGCCCCAGCTCCACCTCCAGAACCTGATATAGTAAATGTACCTGAGTCAGAGTAACCACCACCACCTTGTACTAAACTAACAGCACCAATCATTTTACTAATTAAAGCATTATTACCAGCAGCATCCAAATAATAGCCATTAACCTTATCATGTACTACCATATAAGGATGTGGACTACTTGTAGCTTCTGTATTAACCCAACTAACAGTATTAGTAGTATTTAATCCAGTTATAATTGAAGTACGTGTACCCCCTGTAACAGAATACAATGTACCATTAGTAACAGCATACATATTATTATTATATACATGTAAACCTTGACCTACAGCAGGAAGTGCTGGGGTCACTGTGTAAGATTGTTTACCAGGTCTTTTAACAGCATAAACTTTTCCTGCTACAGTTTCTTTGTAACAGTTAACCATCTTAGCATCTTTAGCAACATCATCTGTTCTAAAGTTTAATGGTACAGCTAATGGAATGTCTGCTTTAGGCACTATCTAAATCCTTTATTCATACCCATGCGGATATCAGGTACAAAGTACACTGATGCATTTTCTACATCCCAATCTTCTACTTCATCTTTAAAAAACTTAGCCTTAGCATCAATGTATGCACGCTCTTGTAATGTTTTATCATACGTGCTAGATAACTCTGCCATCAAAGCCCACTTAAGAGCTAGGAACCACTCACTAGGAAAGTCAAAGTTATCAGTAGCAGTTACCATAGTCATTAAAGGACGTTGTACTACAATGATAAGGTCGTAGTTAGTAGCTGTACTACTATCAGGAGTAAGGTATACGTTAAGCTCACCATAAGTAGCTTTAGGGTTATAAAAATAACTATTAATAAGTCCAGGTGATGTTTTACTACCTAACATGTTATACTCTTGACGAGAAAGAGCTTGCATAGGAATGTCTACGTTAGGTGTAACAGAAACGTTACGTAGAAAGCCTTGAACCACTTTTAAAGGTCTATCTGATATGATGCTATTAGAACTATCTGTTCCGATGGTATAGAGCGTTTGTGAAGCAACTAGAGGTATTGTAAGGTTATCTATAGTCCATAGTTTAATACCAACAGCTTGCCAACTTTTAATAATAAGGTTTAAAGCAAAAGAAGCTTTAGAAACAGCAGTAGCTGAGGGTGTTGCTCCCTCTTCTAATACAGATAAATCTTGTAAAGCAGCATTAATAATCTGGTCACGAGTGACTACTAAGTTTGTTACACCTGATGTACTCATTGTGTATTCCCATTGTATTTCATTGATATAAATTTAGACAGTATAGCTGCACCACCTACTACACCTAAGTATACAGCCCAAATATCTGCAGATGGATTTGGTATCATAATAAACTTAACAGTACCTGCAAGGTATGCAATGTTACACCATAACTTAGAATGGCTAACCTTACCTTCTACATTAGTAATGATGTCTTCTATAATCATTTCTTACCTGTTAAAAAGAAATAAAATAATGTACAAGCCCCAGCAACAGCCACCATCCATCTAGCTGCTCCACCAATCCAAGCTAAAGCTTTTAAAGCACCCTTAGCATCTTGCCATGCAGATAAAAGTTCAGAGGTATCTTTTTTAATGTCTAGTAAATCTTTTTTAAGACTATCAACCTCTTGCTTTAACTCAGTCATTGTTGTCATTTTAAAAACCTAATACGTAAATTAAAACCAGAATAAAAA